ATCAAGAAAAAAATATTTTTTAGAAGAAGCGACAGGTTTTGAAAAAGAGAAAAAACCTGCTGAAAATGAATCAAAGGTTTGGAATACGGCGGCTTATGTAAGGTTATCATCAATAACCGAAACGAATGGTGAAAGTATTGATAATCAGATTGATATTATAAAGGAATTCATAGCAGCCAATTCTGAACTTAAACTTATTGATGTTTACAGTGATGCGGGAAAATCCGGTACCGATTTTGAAAGACCGGAATTTACAAGACTTATGAACGATGTCAAAAGCGGCAGGATTGACTGTATAGCTGTAAAGGATTTATCAAGATTTGGAAGAAACTTTGCCGAAATGGGAAATTATATAGAAAGAATATTCCCGTATCTCAATATCAGATTTATATCTGTAAGCGATAACTTTGATACAAACAGCAGTGATGAAAATTCATTTATAGTTGCTTTTAAAAATCTGATTAACGAGTTTTACGCAAGGGATTTATCCCAGAAAATCAAAAGTGCGCTTATGACAAAGCAGCTTGCGGGGAAATATCTTGGCAGTGTTCCTTATGGATATAAAAAAGATCCAAAGGATAAATACAATATTATTCCCGATGAGGCGGCAGCTGTTATAGTAAAAAGAATTTTCAAAATGATTATTGACGGCAGCAGCTGCAGTGATATAGCTTATATGTTTAATGCAGAAAAAATACCATCACCGGCAAATTATAAACGAAATGACGGTAAAATCCTGAATTACTGGAATTGCGATACCGTAGGCAAAATAGCGTCAGATCGTATTTATACAGGCTGTTATATTGGCGGGAAAAGCAAAAGATGTTCTTTTTCATCGAAAAAAAGAGTACAAGTAAAGGACGAAAGCGAGAAAATTATTATTGAAAATAAATTTGAGGCTGTTATTGATAAAGCTGATTTTGCTAAAGTTTCCGAAATTATGAACGAAAGAAAAAAGACAATAAAAATGCCGAGAAAGCCCGCAGCCGAAAATTTATTTAAAAATATTACTTACTGCGGCTTATGCGGCGGGAAAATCGCATTTCACACAAATAATAAAAAATCGGCTAATTCATTATATATGTGCAACAATCATTATCGAGCAGGCTATGGCATATGCACAAACAGAAAATGCGTTAATTATAAACAGATAAAGAGGACTGTGTTTTATATATTGAAAAATATATTTATGCTCCAAAACGACCTGAATGAAGGAAAAAAGAAAAACATAGCTGAAAATAATGTGCCGTCTGATAATCTTACAGCGGAGGAAATAAAGAAAAGAAAAATTGAGCTTATTGAGATGTACTCCAGGGAGGAAATTTCACAGGAAATATATGTATTGGAGATGAATAATCTTAATAAGCTTGAAGAGGACATAAATTTGAAAAATGCTGAAACGAACGACATAAATGCAGTAAAAATGCCGAACAGCAGTATTTTTGACTCGTTTACGGAAAATGATATGAATGAAGAAATGATAAAGGCTTTTATAAATCGTATAATCATTGACGAGAACGGAAATGCGGAAGTGATTTTAAATTACAATGATTTTTTGAAGGGATGATATGAATGGATACGGCAAATTATACGGTTGCGGCATATATAAGGCTGTCATCGGAGGATAATAATACAGACAAGCCTGAGAGCAACAGCACATCAAATCAGAGGGAATTAATAAAGAATTACATAGAAACCAACAGTGACTTTTGCAATGTTCGATATTTGGAATTCACAGATGACGGATATACGGGTACTGATTTTAATCGTCCGGGATACCAAAGGATGATTGAATCGGCAAGAGCAGGGGAAATAAACTGCATTATAGTAAAAGATTTATCAAGGCTCGGCAGAAATCATATTAAAACAGGAGAACTTATTGAATATATTTTTCCTTTTTTGGGAGTCAGATTTATAAGCATAAATGATATGTATGATTCTCAAAAGGTTAAAGATACGCCAAGAATAGAAATTGGCTTCAAAAATCTTGTAAATGAGTTTTACAGCAGAGATTTGTCAGATAAGATAAAAAAGGTTAAAATGCTTCAAATGAAAAAAGGCTATACGCTATGGTATCCGGCATACGGATACAAGAAAACTCCCGAAGACAAACATAAAATTATAATTGATGACGAAGCTGCAAAGATAGTTAAGAGAATTTTTTCTATGAAACAAGATGGAAAAGGCTGTACAGAAATAGCAAGGATATTGAACAATGAGGGCATACCGTCACCAAGCAAGTACAAAAAAATCGGAAAAGGTAGTAAAGACCATTTTTGGAGGAAAGATTCTATACACAACATAATCAAAAATGAGGTATACACAGGTGCTACGGTTTGTCATAAGACACAAACCGTTTATATACCGGGAGTAGGTACAAAGAAAGTGAAAACAAAAAAAACAGAAAGAATAATTGTTCCAAACACTCACGATGCCATTATTAACAAAGAAACATTTAAGAATGTGAATGACAGTATAAAGGTTCGAACTAAAACCAAAAGAAATGAAAAAAGCCTGTTCAGCGGAAAAGTAAAGTGTAAATCCTGTGGGCGTTTAATGTATCCTACAAGCAATAAGAACTATTATTGTGCTTCATCACGAGTTACAGGAAGCTTTGAATGTTTTAGGAAAACAATAAAAAACGAAGAACTAAAGAAGCAAATCGTCAGAGAATTTAATGCGTTAATGAACGGAAACAGCAATGCAGAAAAAGCAGCGGCAGCAGCTGAGAAAAAGAGCAAATCGGAACATAGGAAAATGATTGCTGCCTATGAAAATAAAATAAAAAGACTTAAAACAGATAAATTTCTGCTGTATGAAAACCTTGTGAGAAAAGAAATATCCGAAGCTGATTATATTGAAAAAAGCGGTGAGTTTAATAATGAAATTCAAAAATTAGAAAAGGAGCTTAATATTTATATTTTTCAAAATAAAAATCCTGAAAAAAGTACTGTAAACATACCCAATAGGCTTGATGATGCAGAGGATTTAACGAGAGAGCTGATAGATATGATAATAGACGTCATTTATATAGATAAGGATGGAAAAGCAGAAATCGTTTGGAAAAATCAATTTGAAAGAAGGAAACAAAAATGAAGTGTATTGTTATATGTATGGCACAAAGCAAAGTAAAGGCATAAGAAATATTAAAAGACGACTTTATGAATATGATTAATTATACAAGAAATTTGTAGAATATAATATATTTGAACTATTTTTTCTTGACAATATAAGTATTATGATATAGTATTAAAATGAGTATTTATACATAAATACAGGAAGTTGCTAAAAGAGATTTATTATATTAATGCAGCAGTTTGAACTCTTGTATTTTTTGAAAATAATTATATGTTTTACAGCAGTGAGAGAAGTGATATTATTAACAGTATAAGCGGTATGGTCGAAAGAATAACCTATAAAAACACAGAAGATGGGTTTATGGTAATCAAAATAAAAACAAAAGGAAACAGACAGCTGATAACCTCAACAGGATATATGTGGGGACTGTATCAGGGTTCTGTCGTGATATTATACGGCAGCTGGCTAGAAGATAAGAAGTACGGAAGGCAATTCAAAGTCAGTAAGTACGAAGAAATGCTTCCCGCAAATGTATATGGCATTGAAAAATATCTTGGAAGCGGTCTGATAGAAGGGATTGGTCCGGCTTTTGCTAAGAAAATTGTAAAGTATTTTAAGGAAAATACACTGAATGTAATAGAAAATCAGCCGGAAAAGCTGTCAGCTGTTGAAGGCTTGGGGCAGAAGAAAATAGACAGGATAAAAAAATCATGGGAAGAACACAAGTCAATAAAAAAGCTTATGGCATTTCTTCAGGAATTAGAGATAAACACATACTTTGCTCCTAAAATATATAAGCAGTACGGCAGCGAAAGTATACAGAAAATTACAGAAAATCCTTACTGTCTGGCAGATGATATATATGGAATAGGATTTGTGACCGCTGACGCAGCTGCCCGCAAACTCGAAAAAGACAGTGAAAGCTATGTAAGATGCCGCAGCGGCATAATTTATGTATTGAATCTTGAAGTAAACAAAGGTCACTGCTATCATAGGTTTTTTGACATAGTAAGGAAGACATCGAAAAAACTAAACATAGAAGAAGCTAAGATAATGATGTCGGAAGATAACATGATATATGAAAATGATATTATAGCAGAAAACAGAAACCAAGACGATATGCGGGTATATCTTCCGTCAGTTTTTTACAGTGAGAACGGTACTGCTGAATTAATAAGAACAATAGTGAAAACAAAAGCGAAAAAGAACATTTGTTACTATGATATAGACAGCGGTATAGAGTATGATGAGATACAAAAGTACAGCATAAAGTGTGCTGTTGAGTCAAAGTTTATGGTTCTGACAGGTGGTCCGGGAACAGGTAAAACAACTACTATAAAAGGAATAATTGAATGTTTTGTGCGAAATAAACTGAAAGTATTACTTGCAGCACCTACGGGAAGAGCAGCAAAAAGAATGAGTGAAACCTCCGGGTTAGAGGCAAAAACGATACATAGGCTGCTTGAATGTAAGAGTGCTGAAGGCTTTGCTAAAAATGAAGACAATAAACTTGAAGGTGACGTGATAATAATAGATGAATCATCTATGATGGATATATTTCTGATGTATAACCTGCTGAAAGCAATACCGCCGGAAATGAAAGTTATACTGGCAGGTGATGCTAATCAGCTTCCGTCAGTTGGTCCGGGCAATGTACTTAATGATATAATACGCAGTAAAACAGTTCCTGTAATAAAGCTTGAAAAGATTTACAGACAGGCAGGAAAAAGCGATATAATAAAAAATGCACACAGAATAAACTGCGGTGAATATCCTGTATTCAAAAAAAATAACACTGATTTCTTTTTTATAGAAGAAAATGACGTTAATAAAGCTGCTGAAACAACTGCAGACCTATGTTCAAGAAGGCTCCCCGGATATTATAATGTAGATTGTATAAGAGATATACAGGTATTGTGTCCTATGCAAAAAGGAATAGTGGGAGTAAATAATATAAACAGAATTTTGCAGGATACCCTTAATAAAAGTAATATTTCATTTAACTACAGAGGTACATTATTCAAGCTGCACGATAAAGTGATGCAGATTATAAACAATTATGATAAAGATGTGTTTAACGGCGACGTAGGCAGAATAAAATATGTAAATATCAAAGAACACTCACTGACGGTTAATTTTGATGGTAAAAATGTTGTTTATGATGAAAAGGAACTTGAAGAGCTTATTCCTGCATATGCAATAACAATACATAAATCTCAGGGCAGTGAATATCCCATAGTTATAATGCTGATAACAAAAGAACATTCTGTGATGCTGTACAGGAATTTACTGTATACGGGGATAACAAGAGCGAAGAAAGCTATTGTTATAGTAGGCAGCAGAGAAGCTTTGAATTGTGCTGTGGATAATGTTAATCCCGAAAAAAGAGATACCTATCTTTGTGAAAGACTGATAAATAAGATGAGTTAAGTATGCCTGCAGATATATTCTAAAGTAAAAAATATATATAACAGTAAAAGAGCAATCGAATTGATCGGTTGTTCTTTTTTTATATTAATGAAGTAGTTTTCAAATAAAATTCATCAGACCTGTTAAATAACCTCTATTTATAAGATAGATATTAGAAATAATGTAAATTTATAAATAAGACTATATAAGATGAATTAGCCGATGATAACTAAGTTTCAAAATATTCATATAGCTTTATTTATGAATGTTTTGATGTAATAAATTGGCAAAAATTAAGCCTTACAGAAGTTACATATTCAAATACCTAAACGCTTTTTAAACTATATATCCTCTATAAGTAAATAAAAAAAAATTTTTTTATAGATGGGTGTTAAAACCACAAAAATTTGCTTTTTATATATTGTATGGATGTTTTGCCGGAAAAGATATGATATTTTAACGAGAAATACAACAAAGATATAGAAACTGATATACAGTTAATTTAGTTACAGCAATCAGTTTTATATTGAGGGTTATGGTTCGTAAAATAATACTCTTTACGAATTATCATACACCATTATATGATAACATTTTCATGTATAATTGTCAATAATATTACAAAATTTTTTTCA